GAATACACCACCAATACTATCGCCAGAACCATCAACTGTGATATTTGAAGATTCAAAGATTTGTATCCCTGCAATTTGACCTACGAAACCTGCTCTCATTGCTTCGTTACCTAAGTCTGGGATATTTGCTGAACCTGCAAAAGTATTTGTTAATGATTTCTTAACATTAAAGATTTGCTTTGGATGGAACACACCATAGTATGGTGCAGGTGCATTATTAGTTCTTAACTCTGTACCTGCTTCAAATAAGTCTTGAATTGTTAATTCTTGACCTGCTCCACCGCCTTTTTCTGTAGAAAATCCAGTAAATAATGCAGATAAATCAGCATCCATCTTTCTGGCTATGGCTTCACCAAATAACCTACCAATATCCCCTGCAACATTTCTTGATGCTGAGTTTCTAGCTAGGTCTGTTAGTGTTGTCATGATACCTACTTCAGATGCTGTTATAGTTACTGATGTTGGGTTTACTGCTGTGTTAGATAAATCTGTTGCTTCTGCTACCGCACTTGCAGAGACTGTTCCGTAAATCGGTACTTCTACTGACTTACCACCGCCTATGATAGTGTAGTTTCTAACAAGATTTCTCATAATTGACTGTTCGCTTGCCACAAATAATGCTTCAGCGACTATTTCGGTATATAGTTCCGAAATGGTGGTTGAGGTTGTTTCGTTTGCCATCTTTTTCTCCTATAAATATATAGCAATTAATTGTTAATAACTATTCTTCTTGATTGGGAGTCACGTTGCTTTCTGTATTCAGCATACTTCTTCCTATCATTAGGATTAGTCATATCTAAATCACTCAAATTTAAAGGTTTATTGAGTTCAGTCCTATCCACATTTGACACAGAGCCAGAGCCACTAGGAGTAGCACCAACAAAGTGCGGGTTTTGTGTTAAAAACTCTTGAACCAACTCGTCAGTAGTAAAGAGTTCCCCATTTGAATTATACCTTGGTAATCCCTTAGAATCAAGTATTTCTACATTTCCACTTTCATTTAACTTAATTTGTGGCTGTAAAAGGCTTACAACTTGGTCTGGATTAATAGCTTTATTCTTAGATGCTGAAGATAATAATGATTTATTTATCTTAATATCTTTTAATTGGCTTTCCAAGTTTGACCTTTCTTTATGCCATTCTTGGGTTTTATTTTTTAGGATTTCTTCAAATTCACCTTTCTGAATTTTTTGTTTTTCCTCTAATTCTTTTTGTGTCTTAACAGCATTAACAGCTATATCTAAATCTTCTACACCTAATTTTTTATACATTTGGCTTCTTTCCTGTGCCAATCGTTTCTTAACAATCTCTGTTACTTGTTCTTGAGTAAAACCTTGAGCAGTAAGATTTTCTTCTGTGGTTTGTTCTTCGACTGTATCAGTAGTCTGTTCTACTTTATTTTCTTCCATTTAAATCTCCTTAGTTGGATATGCCTTTTTATAACATAAGTATAAATATTAGTCATCATCTTCTGGTTCTAGCCAATTATAATGACCCTCTTTTTCTGCTATTTCGTGTAATCTTTGAAACATAATTTCATCAAAACTAGCAAAATATAAATTATCTTCTGGCTTCAAATCTCTGCCTATTTTTCTAAATTTCTGATAATCTTCTAATGTAATATTTTGTTTTTCTACTATTTCTCCTGCTTCTGCTATGATTTGTCTCATTTTAAAACCTCATTTTCTAAAAATTCTATAAATTTAGGGTCAACTAATTCTTCCCTACCCATGTGATACAAACTAAAATTTTCTGCAAACCATTCTTTTGTATTTGCATTAGAATATCTAGTAGCACCACCATTAATGCTTTTTACTTTTTGCCTTAAAGCATCTTCTATTGGTGCAAAATCCCATAGACCTTTTGTTTTATTTTTCATTTGATGTACTTGGTGACCAAATTCGTGATATGCTATATTTCTAAATCTATCTATTTCTTCTTTAAAATAATAAAAAGCATTGTGTGGTCTTGCCCAAGTGTCTGGTTTTGTTTTTCTTTCTTTTCGAACTAATGATTTATTTTTGTCATTAAATTCAAAATTATCTGCTAAACTTTGTTCTTTGTTATATCCTCCTTTACCTAATAAAGCATCTCTAAAACTTCTTTGTGTACTTCTATCAACATTTTTTCGGTTAAAATATTTTGGATTTATATATAAATTACCATCGCCCATAGCCATCAAGGCTCTTTTTTTCGCAGTTACTGTAACAGACCTTAATTTTGGAACATTATAAAGTCCTGCTAATTCATCTAATTCTTCCATTATAGAATTTAATTGACTTGCTATTTCATCATCAAGTTTTTCAACTCCAGTAACTTTGCCTACATTACTTGTTCTAAATCTTGAGCCAACATCATATCTTTCATCTTTTGCATTTTTAGTTATTTGTTTTTGCAGTCTATCTGCAACAATAGAACTAGATACAACATCGATTTCATTTTCTTTTACTGGATTATTTAATGTTGACCTCCTGCCCTTTTTAATTGGTGCAGTTGGTTCTTGTTCTTCTTCTGGCTGTTCTGGTATTTCATCTACTTCTTCATCTATTGTGGGTATCCAAGTATGCCTACATCTATAACCACCCCTAACAATAAAAGGGTCTCCTGTTGATTTACCTGCCCAACCTTGAGTATTCCATATTTCTCTTATTTGTTCTTCTGTAAGAACCCTATTAAGCATCCTTTGGCAAAATTCTCGGCTATCTCTAACTAAAGTGCCTGTGTAAGCAAACTTATCTATTCCTGCTTCTTTGGCTTTAGCTACTGTAAACTGCCCGTGGAACTGCATAACTGAATCGTGGGCTATTTGTCCTGCATATCTTCTAAGGTTGTTTCCTGCCCTATCTGAGGCATACTGAGTGTGTAATTTTCTTATTGCTTCGTCTACTTGGGCTTTTTTGCTTACATCAAACTTATTTTCATTAACAAAATCTACTAATTCATTAATTTCAGTTATATTTGACTGTTTATAAACCCCATTAATATGAGACCTAATATTACTTACCATATCCTCAAATGGTCTACCTGCTATTGCACTCTGATAAACCTCATCATTAATAACTTTTAAAAATCTTTCAGCTATATCCTCAAACCCACTAAATGACTGAAATTTAAGTGCATTTATGGTCTGCAAATCAACTTCTGTTAGGCTTTTAAACTTTTTGGGTATTTTTAGCTCACCAAAATTATCAAGAACCTCTTTAGCTATTTTGTTATATTCATCATTAATGAGTATATCAGCTTCTTTTAGAAAGTTATCCTGTATGGCTTGTCTTATCTTAGGCTGTAACTGTATTGCTAGTCTTTGGCTAACTAATTGACCTTTACTAGCCCTTGTAACCTCTTTAACAACGTCATTTTCAAGATTGTATAAAACATTTAATAATCTTTCTTCGTGTTGGTCAGCTAATTTTTCTAATATTCTGGACATTTATTATAATGGAAAGTCTTTTTTCCATGCCCTTATAGACCAGTATGCAGGGCTAAGTGTCTTTTGCCCTTTTACCTCTTTTAAAACACCGCCCATACGAGCTAGAAAAGATTTTTGTCTTGCAGGTATATTCTTCTTAATAGACATACCTCTAGCACCAAAAGTTACTTTTTTTACATTACCAGTAGCTTTGTTTTTAACATAAACACCAAACTTTTTACGTTTAGATTCAGCAGTAGATAGCCTAAAAGGTTTGTTTAATTTAACTTCCCTACCTCTGTACTTCGCCATCTTCTTTCCTATCGTCTAGTCTTTCATTAATTATTAAACCACAAACAACACATTTAAAAACATCTTTTAATTCTGTTTCTGGAGCATGAGATTTACATTTAGGGCATAATTTAAAATCATTCATTTTTATCTTGCAGAATTAGCTCAAACCCTGCGGAAATAGCAGAAGTTGCACTAGCTTTGCCCTGTAACTCAATATCTGTTTTTTCTTCTATCTTTACTGGAATAATATAATTTTTTTCTATAAATCCACCTCTAGTTGTAACAAATGCTTTTGTGTTCCAAACATTACCATTAGATATTTCTTTTGTTATAAACCTTATTTCATTTTCTAAATCTTTAGAACTGCCTACATCTATTTGCATTAGATAAGCAACATAGTTTCTAGGAACTGTATAAACACACATAAGGGTCTGACCATACCCTGCTTGTATCTTGGCTACAGTAGTAGATGAAACTGTTATAGTTATATCTCCAACATTAGCATCACCAGTATTAGCAGTTTTCATAAAAGCCCTAAATACCCTGCTAAATGTTGTACTTCCTGCACTACCACCTATTGTTAAAACCTCTGAAGCCAAATCATAATTTTCATCTAATCCATCAATCTGTACTGTGCCTGTATTGTCATCTGTATCACTTGATGTGGCTGTAGCTGTTCCTGTTGAAGCATAGGAATATACATTATTACCATCCCAGATAGTCTCAAAAGAACTACCAACAGCAGTATTTAAGCCAAACTTATGTATTCCACTAAATCTATTTACAAGACCTTGCTGTAGCCCTAAACCAAAAGGTGCATTATTTAAACTTGCAAAAGTCATTTCTTTTTCTTCTTTCTTTTACTGGCTCTTAAAATTATATCCTTATCAAAGCTTCCAGACTTACCTCTGCTTATTAGCTTGTTTACTCTAGCCATAGCCCACGCTTGCATTGGTATCTTAGGTCTACTGCCACTTGAAAGAAAAGCTCCTTGCCCTCTACGAAAACTAGCCTTTAAATCGGTTAAATTAAATAGTTTAGATTTTTTAGCTTTTGCCTTGAGTGTAGTAACAACTCTAGCTGACAATGGTTTTCTTTTAACAGCCACTAACCAGTTCTCCTCTTTAACAAAGCTAAAGGTATTCTTGCACCAGATTTATATAAAGAACTTACTTGCTTTATAAGACTAGCTCTTTGATTTCTTTTAGCACCTTTTAACCCAGATAAATATTTCTTAGGTATTTTGGTTTTTTTGTCTTTCGGAGTTTTACGTTTCTTCGCCAACTGTCTGACCCTCTACTTCTGTAGTTTGGAACTGCCCTATAGTTGTTCTAGTAGCATCTATTTCATCATTAATTGTTTTGATTGTTTCGTTATCATCTATGACTGCTTCAGCTATTTGTTTATCTATTTCTTTGTTAAATGTTTCAGATTTTATGCCAGATGCTTTAGCCATTTGTAAATAAGTAAGGTCGTTAGCCCAATCTCTAATATCGAATGTATCTGGGTAATTAATAGAACCATTCCATTCTCTATCTTGCCATTTAGCAAACAAAGCCCATATCTGTTCCTCAGCATTTTCTAAATAATCGGCTTTTTCTGACAATCTAGCATTTAATAACTGAAATTCTGTTTGTAAGGCTATCCCACTAGCTATCTGTGAACCTGTAGCTCTTACTGAACCCATGTGTGTTATTCTATCAATAGCTTCAACTTTACTTTGAATACATTTCATAATGCCCTCTAGGTTTTGCCCACTAGGTTGAATTATGTAAGGTTTTAAGGCTGAATCTAAATCCTCTGGTATTTCTATAATAGCACCTGCACCTGCACTAGCTTCAACATTAGGTGTCTTAACTAAGCTAGGGTGATTGGCTAATCTAATTAATTGTTCTTTTTCTGAATAATCATTATAAATTGATTGCTGTAAATAAGCTACGTCTGCAAGGTCACTTATACCAATAGGTCTTTTAGCACCTCTAAGATTATACACATTAACAGCGGGTATTTTACCTATAGCATTTGGTATTTCTTCAATAAGTTTAGGCTCTTTATCTGTATATTCTTCTGTATAATCCTCAAACTCATATGTTGATATAGTTTCTTCTGTGAAAACTTTAATTATAGCTCTTTGTGCATTTATGTCTTCAATAACCATCAACATATCTAAATAGAACCTACCACTAGCAGACCTTTTATAGCTCCAGTTAACAATATTCTCTGGTGTATATATCGAAATATAAGGTCTTATATCTTGAGCCAGTTCTTCTGCTCTAGTCTTAGCATTTGATTGCGGTTTATCTACTACAACCCAACAATTACCATAAATACTAGCATTCATTTGAACTTCTCGCATTACAGTATTAAAGTTTCTGCCATCTAGGTCAGCATCTTCTATGAATGAAGCTAATTGTGGGTCACCATCTAAATCGCCATAATCTCTTGTAGGTGGTACTCGCCATAAAAAACTAGTGTATATTTGAACAACATTCTTACAATGATTGTCTACTG